ACTCTCGGTACTTGGATTGCATCAAACAATGAGAGATTCAATTGGAAGATTATGTGGGCCGCCGCTAGTGCGGTTTTATTATGGGCCCTGTGGTATGGTTACTATATGTATGGAGACATTTCATATGGTAGACTGAACAAGATTCCTTTTGTAGAAGTACAATGGTATCATGCTATGGCGCCTGCTGTACTACTGTTATTGACACGGGTAGGTGTACCTGTATCAACATCCTTTCTAGTGTTGTCAGCGTTTGCTTCAACATTTGTGCTAGAAAAGATGTTGATGAAATCAATGATGGGCTATGTAGTTGCGGCAACAGCAGCATATGGTATTTGGTTCTTTGTCAGTCGCTGGCTAGACGAAGCAAAGCCTGTACCAGAGTCACACAAGCCTTACTGGCGTGTAGCACAATGGGTTACAACAGGCTTCCTATGGTGGACATGGCTAAGTCATGATATGGCTAACATCGCAGTGTTCCTGCCACGCGAACTTGATGTAAGTCTAATGCTGTTGATCAGTGTAGTCTTTGTAGGCGGACTAGGATTTATGTTCCGTGAAGGCGGAGGCAAGATCCAAAAGATTGTATTAGAGAAACACAACACTCGATACATTCGTTCAGCAACACTAATTGACTTGTTCTACTGGTTGATACTGTTCTTCTTTAAAGAACTAAATGATATTCCTATGAGCACGACTTGGGTGTTTGTCGGTTTACTAGCAGGCCGTGAGTTTGCTATTGCATCATTTATGGGCAAGAAGAAAACTCGCAGTGTATTCCCAATCGTGGGCAAAGACTTTGGTAAGATGATGATAGGACTAAGTGCATCACTTGCTATTGTGCTGTTGATACACTATGTGATAGTTCCAAACGGTCTATAAAAAGATAAAAGCAGGGATATCGACGGCCCTGCTTTTTTAATTTATGCTTGTGATGATTCCATATTGTTGGCATACATTTCTAAGTTAGCAACATAGTAACTCATACTGTGGTCAGCAAAATTATCTATTTTACCTTGCTTGAGTCCCATCCACATACCACGCATGCGATCTTTAAACATTTGGTAACCAGTTGGAGTACGCACATTACCATATGCATTCATATAATGTAATTCACCGTGATGTCTGTAGCCCATAATCCATAACGGAACACGAGTTACTATATCATTGTTGTTTACCCAACGATGGTGTGTTATTTCTAGACTGTTAACATACTTAGGCCATCCAACTTTTGGTGAACCATATGTGTATAACTCTTGTACAGGAGCAATATCAGGATATAAATGACAGCGGCTTGCCATAATAGTTGCCATAGCGGCTCCAAGCGAGTGTCCACAAAACCAAATCTTTTTATTTTGATTTGATTTACGAGAAATATCTTCTAATATCATAGGCCATAGTTCGTCTACTTCTGCTTTAAATCCTTTGTGTACTCTGCTAATTGTTTCTGCCATGACAGGCAACGCTCGTAAATCTGCTTTGATATCGTTAAACTCTGTAGGTTGAGTACCGCGACATGCAATAACCAAATCGTGTTTGTTCATAAAGCGATATGCTTGAGCACCGTCTTTGTCGTAGAACTCTACAGTATTAAACGAGTATCTTTTTGCTTGACTTTCTACGTCTCTTTTGTTATTATAAGCAATCTGTGCTAAATTAGCGAATAATAAGGATCTTTCTTTGAAATTTAGTTTTGATATTTCCATTATGGCCCTCCGTTATATAATCGTATTTATTTTAGATACAATAAATACATTGTATAGGAAAGTGCAATGAAAAAACACACTAGAAGTATTTTAGAAGAATTAAACAACCTTGGCTTAAACAGGGACAATGATCGCTTGATAGAAACAACTGCGAATAACATTATTAATAGTAGCATTAATTTAATTAACAGTATTAATAAAACTTATGACGCAGAAACTGCTGGTGAACTAGAACGCCGATTCCTTAATTCAATTAAAAGTGGAGACCCGCGAAAGTTTAAGCGTGGTATAGAAAAGATTATAGAAAACAAGCAGAGGCAAGACGATGATTCTTAACGAAGGCGGCAATGTATTCAAAACTGAAGAAGGTCCTATCACAAAAAGGATTGCAACTGCTGATGTCAAACCCACAGTAGATTGGTTAAATTCTACATTTGGCTTTAAATTTGTTGACGAAGATATGCTTGGAACCACAGGCAAAAAAAACAAGCCAGACGGATCATTTGAAGAAAATAGTTCAGGCGACATTGATCTGAATGTTGATGTAAGAGAATTACCTAAAGAAGAAATAATTGCAAAACTATCTAACTGGTGTCAACAGCAAGGCATACCTGATTTAGAAATTATGAACAAGGGCAGAACATTCACACAAGGATGGGTAGCCAATGCTGGATTACAGATACATTTCCGTACTCCGATCAAAGGTGACCCTGCTAACGGTTTCGTGCAAACAGATTTTATGCTTACAGACAATCCTGCTCTACAGCGTGGTGCCAAGCGTGGAGGCACAGAACACTACACAGGTGCAGACAGAGCTGTACTACTTTCTAGTATTGCAAGAGGTAGAGGCTATAAGTTTAGCCCAACCAAAGGTGTTGTAGATCCTAACAATGGAGATGCTGTTGTTGCAGACGACTGGGACGAAATTGCAGAAATACTATTAGGACCAGGAGCAAGAGAAGCTGACACATATACAGTTGAAAGTATGATAGCAAAACTTAGAGGTGATCCTCGCTTTGATGAGTTAATTGCTCCATGGTTAGAAAATATGGAGAAGCAAGGCAAGGGTTTACCAGAGAGTACAGAAGATAAAGAACTTTTTAGAATAAAAGAACTTGCAGGACTTAATTTAAACAGTGTGAGAATGCTATGAGATTTTATGAATTTAAATATGTAAACAAGACGCCTCTTATGGAAGGTGCTCGTATTGACCATGCAGAAGATGTAGTTTTCTGGGAAGGTTCTAAAGGCGCCGCTCGCACTATCGAAAGTTTAAAGAAACTTGAACAAGGAGGACACAAAGATGTCACTATCAAATGGGATGGATCTCCCGCAATCATTTTTGGACGCAATGCAAATGGAGAGTTTACACTTACAGATAAGTCCGGTTTCGGTGCAAAAGGATATGATGGAAAACCAAGTTCAGCAAAAGAAATTGAGCAAATGTTTCTCGGAAGAAAAGAGCGCAAAGGAATAGAAGCTGACAATTCGTATAAGAGCTTTGCCGCTAATATGGGAAGTATATTTGATGAATACGAAAAAGCAGTTCCGAAAGACTTTGTAGGTTATTTTAAAGGAGACTTACTATATTATAACCGTCCACCTATACAAGACGGCCAGTTTGTTTTTAAACCACAAATGGTAACATATCGAGTAGGAGTCGACAGCCCACTAGGACAAAAAATTGCACAGTCTACCACAGGAGTTGTTGTACATCTTATAATGGACGAGCAGGGTGTTGATAGACCTTTACCACCAGATTACCTTAATATTTTTCAAGGCAACGATGTATTAGTTTTTCCAAGTGTAACAGTTGAAAAGCCTGCACAAGTTGATGACAATGAAATAAAACAGTTACAACAAATAGTTTCTAAAAATGCGCCAGCAATGGATAAATTTTTAGATACTGCAACACTTGAAAGTATGAAGATGAAAGATGTACCAAACATTTTATACATGTACATGAATCAAAAAGTTGATACAGGACTAGAGAATATAAATTCAAATGACTTTATAAGATGGCTAGCTGGATCAAGCGTTAGCAAACCTAAACAAACAAAACTAATAGAATACATCAGCCAAAATCGTGCAGGACTTGATGCTATTTGGAATGTTGTTAACGGTATTATGAAAGTAAAAAATGATATTATTGCTCAGTTTGACAGTCATGATTCTGAAGTATCAGCAAGCATTGGCGATGAACCAGGCGGCGAAGGGTATGTACTAGCTCACCCAGAAGGATCTATAAAACTTGTAAACAGAGCTGGCTTTACTGCGGCAAACAGAGCAGTCCAACGATAAGGAAGGAAACTATGGAAATGGATACTAAACAAAAAACTATTACCGAAAAGAAAGGTAGTGCAAGCACTGCACAATATGGCGGAACAAATACTGCACAATATGGCGGCACTAAATCTGCATTTTACGGTAGTGCAAATACTGCACACTATGGTGGAGCAAACTCTGCCCATTACTACGATAATGGAGAGTCGTCATGAAGATTACAGATATTTTAACAGAAGCTGATTTTGACTTTGATGATCTAAAACTAAAAGGACTAGGTAGCGAACTAGATAGAGATGATACTGATAAAGGATTTAATGCACCTGCAATGGTAGATCAACTAGGTAAAATACTAGACAGCAGAGGCAATCCTAATCCAATCACAAGTGTCAAAACAGAT